ATCATGTCTGCTATTTCTCCCATAGTATTGTTGTTAATAATGTCTTGTTAATAGGTTTATAATTACTAATTACTAGCGATTTTCTAAAAATTAGTAGCTTTTTAGTAGTTCTCCCAGCCACGGGAGGGGGTAGGCTATTTGTTTAATAGTAGTTGTGAAATTTTATTTGTAGCAAAATCCTGGAAGGCTCTACTTCCATCATCTGCCCCTGTTTCTGCGTGTATGAATTCCTCTATCAACACTGGCAAGACTGCTTCTAATGACGTGCAGTTGTTCTTGTTTATCAAAATCTCTTTTCTTCGGGGAAGATAAACCCCAGCAGTATTATGCTCTAGTTCGGTAAGGGGTGTGTATATCTTCACAGGGACTCTGGTTGAGAAGATTTTATGCAATAGTGGCATAGCTTCGGTCAGGATGTCTGCTTGAATCCCAGTCGGTTCTTCTGCGTGGTATTGCAACCCTTCAAAGCTCGATGTTAAATCTTCCAATGTTCGTATAGATTCTTTCAAGAACTTATATATAGGATTTGCCAATACGATTACTGTGTATTTGTGCATCTTTGCTTTTTCCAAGACATATTCCTGTATAACAGTATCGTGATGTATAACTGCTTTCTCCCCGAATTCTTCGCAGAAAGCTTTGACCCAGGAGTCTTTATTGCTTAAAGGAGACGTAAAACCCCACGCCCATTTTAACTCAAACGAATCCTTGTTATAATTACAATAACGAAGAAACTGTCTTTTTATGTTTATTGGAGCTTCGCTATAGATTTTCAACACTTCATCTGAAACATCTCCGCCATGTTTAGGAGTTCTGTTTTCTTGTAGTTCTAAACTGCTACACTCAACATCATACAACCCTGTGTCGTGCGAGTATTCTTGTACGAAGATTCCTTGTTTATAAACCTTTATTTTATCCTCTTCTTTCTTTTTATGTAGCGACCCATGTTCGCATGCAAACATCGGGGAGTATACGAAATATTTATCAAGATTACTGAAAACTTTTTCTATTTCTGGGGTTAGTTCAATGTATATGTTTGTATTTCCTTTTTTAGCAAAAGACACCTCATCAACAATTTTGGAACATTTCAATACCATTTCCATAGATTCATCCCGACTTCCACAAAGTCTATTTCTTTTAGTTTCGTCTACTGCGTTCTGTATAACCTCTCTCACTATAAACCAATCATCAGTCCAATCGCCAAACCCAGCCTCTACAGTATATGAACTTGGTTTGTAATGAGTCTTGCCGTTCAATGATTCATATTTGAAAATCACTTGGTCGTTTTCTTCATCAACTTTCTTTTTAGTAAAACTGTTCTTGAACCCGCTAGTAGTTACCCAGAAGTCTATGGATTTTCTCAAACATTGCAGTCTTGAAAACTTCAAGCCAGTGCCTTTTTCTCCAATCAAATCTGTTCTGTTCCTTTTGTCAGAGAATCCTAGTAGTTCTATTGCGGACTTATTTATCTCTCCTATGTTAGAAATTTCTATATAGCGTTTCTTCATCATCTTACTTGTTAATCCTCTGCCCAAGAGGGATATAGGGGGCTAGTTGAAAGTGAAATTTCAAACAATTAAGATAAAAATACTTTTCACTCAAATTAGTTGTCGAACCGACTAATGAATTGGTGACATCGTTTACGAACTCTTGGTAATTAAACTCTACTGTTTTTGAGTCTGTCATGGGGTTGGGTTATAACATAGGTCTTATTTTTGAAACAAAACATCCGTCTTCTTTTACATGATAATATTCATGGTTGAGTTTGTACTCCTTCACGTTTCTTCCGTTCTTGGTTTTAGTCTTAGACCACCTGGAAACGACTAGATCATCACGCTGTAGGTCCCCAAGCCTTGTAGGAGACTCATAGCCTATAAATGGACACTCCGGGCTTCCTCCACAGAATGCAGACGCGAGAAACCACTTATTAGGATTGTCGATCATGTGTTGTAAAAGAGTGGCTTTCTGGCCTCCTAGTTTTGTTTGTACTACCATAGCGGGTGTTGTTAGAAAGTGTTTAGGAATGATATTAATTCAGATCCCTTAATCCTCCAACTTGTATTTACTCCATCAGGATTAAAGTTTTTAGCGTCAAACTTACCTGCTTTTATTAAGTCCATAATTTTGTTTGTGCTCTTAAACGGGAATGATTCAAGCTTCTTTACTTCTTTAATAGTGTAAAGCTTGTGCGGTATTATTTCTGGATGTTCCATAGTAATTGTTATTGATTATCTTCTGAGGGAAATTCTACACTAACGCCAAGTCCGGCAGTAAGCCTATTTATTACTTCATAAATTTTAGTAACTTCATTTCTGTCTAATTCTGTCGTACTGGTCTTGTTGAACATTGTTATCATGATGTTACGCCATAGACACTCCTTTATCGAAACTGAAGTCCAGGGAATGTCTACGGCGTATTCTAAAACCTTCTTCATATCAAGCCCCGCATCACTCAACTCCTTTGCGAGATGAGTGAAATACAGGTGCATAGCTTTGTTCTGTCGTAATGTTCTTTCTGTTTTTTCTTGCTTTGTTTCCATGACTAAAATGGTAAATCTACTTCTGGTTTATCTTCTTTTTTCTTTGTGACCCCTTCTTTAACAACACCAGCCTTTACAGCGCTGTTTACCGTTGCGTATCCTTTCTTGTTCTTGCCAAATTCTACGAGCAACTCTAGTCCGACTAATTCTTGTTCGTCAAGCTCTCCACCATTCTCGTCAGGTAAAACCTCTTTACAATCTAACAACTGCTGAAACAATCCTTTTCCTCCTGTTAATGGAGAAACAAACTTTTGTGTAAATGGACTTGATTCAAGCGTTTCCTTGTCTTCTACCGAAAATGTGATGTTCAGAATTTCTTTGGTAGAATTTTCCTCTGACGGGTTGTAGTAGTTGTTTGCTTCAACTCCTACTTCTAGTACGGTGGCTTTGCATGTTCCAGCAAATTCTTTGTATTTTGCAGGTTGGTATTCAATCATTTTGTGTTTGGGTTAAAATATAAAAATGATTTTGATATAATTATTTTTTCTTTGAATAATATCCGTGTTCTTTATCCCACCACTTAGAAAGCTCTTTAAGTTTCAAGCAAGCCAAGAATCCTTCAAAGTGCATGGTGTGCTCAGAAGCAGGGAAGCATTTAGATTCAAACCCTCCAGTCTTCTTGTCGAATTTAAGTATGTATTTATCGCCATAGACAGTTTTAAACTCTTCTGATTCCGCCTCCTGGTACGCAGCCAACTGAAAGGCGTGGTCTACATATACACCTGAACTTGTTTTAAAATCTCCTGCATGGATGATCTTGTGGTTTTCAGATCCCATAGTGAAGATACAATCCATTGTTCCTACATACTTATACTTCTTACTGTAAACCTTCTTCTCGCTCGCTAGAAACTTAACGTCATTCTCTGATACCCATTTAAGGAAAGCAAGTGCCCCATTTCTTACTTGCTCATCTTCTGGAATTTCTGGACTCTTGCCAGCAATATAAGATTCAGCCCATTCGTGTACCATTGTTCCTGATGTAGCTGCTTCATCACGTTTTTGATTGTATTGATCTATCGCTGCGTCAATTACAACTGAGTCTATTTCTATTTTCTTCTCTAGTGCGTCATTGAGATACTTGCCAGCAAGCCTTGTTGCCCAGATAAGTAACGGACGGCTTTTATCGAGCATACCAGTACAAGTTGTCACTCCGACTAGGAAGGTTTTTTCTCCTTCTAATTTGTATCGGTGACTGTTTGGATAGAACTTGATCTGAACATCTCCGTCATAGTGATCTGAAATTGTGAATTCTGCCATAGTTGGTAGTTGTTATTTAGTAGCTTTTTTTGTTTTCACCTTTCCTTTTACTTTTGCATTGTCGACTACTACGTCACCGTTTTCTTCTACAGTAACCTTTGGTAATTGTAATAGCATCATTAACAGTTTACTAGAATCTGGTTCAGAAAACTTTAAGTCTTTGAACTTCTCTCCTAACAGCGTGTTGATTGTTTTCAATGCACTCTTAGCGTCTGTTGCCCCCAGCTTCTTCAACTCTTGTTTAAGGTTGATTAAATGCGGGGTTGCTCCGGTAGCGGCCTTTGGGGTAGGCGTTGAATAATCAACCTGTACCTTCTGTTCCCCGGTATTCATTTTCTTAATCAACTTCTCCCATTCAGCAAAATCCATAGGAGCATCATTGCCTATAAGCCCAGACCTGTCTTTCGTAAGGAGCTTTTTGTTAGTAGCTGTCTCAACCCATCTAGTACCATCAGCCTTAACATTGATATATCCCACTATGTCCATGAAGTAAGAAATTTCAGTAGCAGCCTTTCCGTTAAGGGAAGGAACAACCTTCTTAATCTTATCTTCATCGGTCAGGTAGGCTTCCTGTGCTACAAGAATGACATTCATTGGAAGATCTCGGAATCTCCTGAATAAGTCACGAAGTGTTTTTGCAAGCTCTCCCCAATCTTGGAGCTGCATTGAGTGTCCAGTTTTTCGTTCAATCCCCGCTTTAATGATCTCGTTGATCTCGGTGATCGAATCAATTACAACTGTTTTATATCCGTGATCTTCGTTTGTAAGATACGAATACAGCTCTGAGAGGTCTTTTAAAGACTTCACCTCAACAAAGTGAGGGTTTTTATTGGCTATCGAAAGCAAGCCTCCCTCAGCGGATGCGTAGATGGCTTTTTTAGCCGTTCCCGTAAAGACTGTTTTACCAGCCCCGGCAGGCCCATAGATCAACGCCTTGATCTTGTGATCCTGTGGTTTGAATGCTTTGATTTGCATACAGTAGTGGTTAAAAATAAAGCAAGGTTATTCTATTCCAATAATCAAACTTTGTCAAACACTTTCTTCTTGACGTTTTCTTTATCATCAATTATAGTTGTGTCGTTCGGGTAGAAATGAATTTAATGTTGTATTTTTATCGGACTTGTGGTAGTGTTTCTTTAGAAATTAAATCCCACCGTATGCATACCCAATGTTTATTAACTAGCTTTGCCTTCCCGATGACTTTGTCGGTGGGAACTTTCAAGGTGTATGCAGTCGGGGAGGCTGAGCTGTTTAATAACCAAAAAAGAGATGCCAAAATTTCACATGTCTAATTCGACAATGTTCTTTTTGTCTCAAGAGCTTTCACAGTTGGTGTGGGCAAAGGAAGACGTGATCAAAGCCCTTCTCGGAAAGGAGAACCCAGATATAGAGTCTGTACTAGAGGAGATTGGTTCAATTATAGAAATAACAGACATATTGTCTAACCTTGTTGGCGAGTACGCGTCGTTAATAAGCGACCTAATTAAAAAACAAAATGGCTAACCCACAACCAGAACAAGGAACGACTAGGATAAATCAGGAAGTGTTAGAAAGCCTCTTGGCATATCCTTTTACATCTCCTTTTGAATTGAAAATTTGCTTATTTGTTATGAGAAAGACATGGGGATACTCAAAGAAAAAAGACAGAATTAGCATTACTCAATTTCAAAAAGGAATCAAAGCTTCTCGCCCAACAGTAGTCCATTGGTTGAATTCGCTAGTTAAACACCTTTTACTAGTTAAAGAGGTGCAACCACCAGGTAGCGTTTATGGCTTTAATAAGGACTTTGATACATGGGTAGTTAAACCCCTTAAACTAGTTAAACCTAGAGCGTTTGCTAGTAAACCCCCTTTAACCGAAACTAGTAAACCCCCTTTAACACACAAAAGAAAAAAGAAAACTACAAAAGAAATACGTGTTTTTGAAAAATGGAATAGTTTAAAAATTATAAAACACGGAACTTTTACTAAAAAAATGGAAACAAGAGTTGAGGCTGCTTTAAAGGAATACAACCTAGAAGAAATAAAAAAATCTATGAGTAAATATGGGAAAGTTGTTGGTTCCCCAGAGTATTACTGGACTTACAAATGGACTCTTGAAGAATTTTTACAACGAGGACTCACTAAATTTTTAGATAAACCAATTGAAGACTTTAAGGAAAAATGGAATGAGAGAGATGAGAAAGCAATGAAAAAAACAGATATATATTCTAACCTACCAACCACATGATTTCAAACACAGAACTTGAAAAGGAGATAATAAAACTAATGATAGATAATCAGGATTCCATATCAGAAGTTTGTACTCTTATAAATCCGGCGGATTTTGTTAATGAGATAAACAGGAAGAACTTTGAAGAAATTAAAAGGTCGTTTTTTAAAGATGGGGTTATTGATCTAGGACTTATCAAGAATATATCGGAATATCTTGATTCTGCCTGGTATGAGAGTGCGTTGTTAGCGGGTAAGAAGTGTGGACAGCTTAGAGATTTAAGCAAGAAGAGGAGTCTTTCAAGGTTATCAGACGAGATAAACAGACACCTAGACAAGGATTCTGATTGGATTATTTCTTCTGTTGGGAAGTCGTTGTCGAAAATAAAATCATCATCAGAACCTTATTCTTCAGACGTGAAGGATGTTGGTAAGGCCGTTATGAAACGCTGGGAAGAAACGAAAGGGAAAAGTATTATTGGTCTTGATATTGGCATAAAACAATTAAACAAAGTTATTTATGGGTATCAGCCTGGGCATTATTGGGTTATCGGTGCTTATACGAATTACGGAAAAACTGCATTTGCGAGTTATCTAGCTTCGATGTTTATGAAAGAATATCCGTTGAAGAATATAGCGTTTTTCTCTGTTGAGATGGGTAATAATCAAATATACGAACGAGTGTTGAGTCAGTATTTATCAAAAGGGATTTACTATGTTCGCAATAATGCGGAGAAGTTTAAGGATGAATTAGAAAACTTTAATTCGTGTGGGCTTGTGGTTTATGACAACAAGAGAAACGTCCAGGATATTAAATTTGAACTTACTGCGTTATCCCTACAAGGGAAGAAGCCAGCGATTGTATTTGTAGATTTTTTACAGAACTTGCAGGAGGACGGGAACGAATACGAGAGAATGAGCTATGCAACCCTCCAGCTTCAAACAATGGCGATAGAGATGGGGATTTGTGTAATAGCTCTATCTCAAATTTCAAATGATGGGGTTAAAAACAAAAGCGAGATTATTCCATTCAAGGGATCTGGAACAATAGCCGCATCAGCAGATCTAGCGATTCAGCTTATGAGGAACAAGGAGCAGGAACTTGAACAGAATTTAGAGTTAACAGAGCTTGAAGTAAGAATCGTTAAAAACAGACACGGAAGAGGTATTAAGTTTAATTTAGATTTGGACTTAACCAACGGTGTATTATCAACATCAATAATTTCTAATAAAACATATGACACAAAGCCAGAAAGAACTAATAGCCCGCCTCCAAGACTTATTGACTGAGAGGAACGAACTACAAAAGAAGATAGATGTTTTGATTATAAAACTTTGTGATCTTGAATTTAAATCTTAACAAATAAAAATGTACCAATTCACAACTTACATCTCAACCGCAGAGATTAGATTCAGAAGGAAAAGAAATTTGATACTTGGAGCTGTAATAGGCTTACCTGCTTGGGCCTTGGTTTTTGTTAGCGTAATTCTTTGGTTGACTCAATGCCAAGTTTGAGATAAAATATATACACCTTATACTGTAAACACTTCAACATGAAACTATCTTTGAAAGATCGCATTCTAATTCCTTTCTTGTTACCAGGAGAGGGTTGTTTGATTGATATGGGGCTTGCTAATGGCGTTGACGCAAAAATCGGACTATCACCAAAAGACCAGAGGGATATTTCCTTAGAAGCCGTGCCTGGACAGGGTGGAGTGAATTACAAATGGAATCAGATTGCTATGGACAAGATAGAAGAGAAGACAGGAGAGGTTGAAGTTGATTTTACTAAAAACGAAGTTGATCTGTTAAAAAGACGTGTTAAGTTTTTTGATGATAAGAAAGCTATTCCATTTATTTGGTTTGAGTTATGTGCGAAGATAGCCAGTTATAATCCTAAACTTGAAAAGAAGAAATGAAGAAGAAGCAAACTAAAAAGAAACTAGGAGCTGTTGCTATTAAGCATAAGAGGGTTATTGAGAAAATGTCCGAAAACATCCAGAACGGAGGGAAGAAAACTGCAAAAGAGATTAAAAAAGAATGTGGGTATAGTGACAGTTATGCAGAGAGTAGCCACATGAGCGAGACAAAGACTTGGGATGAGGTTGCGGAGGATTATTTCCCAAGCGACAAGGTGGCTAGTCATATTGACCAGCTTTTAACTGCTTGTGAGATTCAGCATTATGTTTTCCCAGGCGGAGAGAAAGACGAAGACATAAGGAAAACGATTGAGGATTTTGGATTTAAGGTGATGAAAATTAGTAAACAGGGTGAATACAAACGTGCGTACTTTGCTATAATGAATGCACAGGCAAAGAAGGGTGCGCTTGAAATGATTTGTAAACTTAAAAAATTATATACAGATGGAACGGTCGTCAATGTCAACAGCTTCAAGGGAAAATCTAAGGAAGACCTTGTTGAAATTATCCTCGGAGGACTTGGTTTCAAAAGCGAAAGCAACCCAGGAGATAGCAAGACAGGAAAAGAATAATCCTGCTGTTCAGTTCGTCCCTAACAGCAAGCAAGAGGATTTCATAAACATATTCGGGATTGATGAGAATTTTGTTAGTATGTTTTGTGCAGCCAACGGGGTCGGTAAGAGCGCGGTATGCGCAATCATCCTCACAAACATAGTGTTCGGACCTCAGAACGAATGGTTTAAGGAGGAGGAGTTTGAATGGACTGATCGTAAGGGCGTTAAACAGACCAGACCTAAGACGAACCTTCCTTTGTTCAAGGATTGGCCTTACATCAAGAGTGCTCGTATTATATCTGATCCGAATACAATCAAGACTAAGATCATACCTGAGCTTGAGAAATGGTTTCCAGCGAATGAGGTTAAGAATTTCCCAGAAGCGAACTATGAAACGGGCAAGGAGGGAAAGAATTATATCTGTAAGATTGAAACGAATACTGGTTGGACTATTGATATTATGAGTACAGAGCAAGCTCCGAAAGAGTTTGAGTCGACTGATCTTGGCTTGGTGTGGATAGACGAACCGATGCCAAAGGATAAGTTTATGGCTACGATTGCTCGTGGACGTTTAGGAATGGTTATGATGTGGGGTTTTACTCCGTTGACCTATTCAGCGTGGATTAAGGAATGGATGGATGAGCATGTGCAAGCTGGTGATGCTGATTATGTTGAAGCCGAGTTAGAAGACAACTGCAAGATTCACGGGGTGCGTGGAATGCTCGAACATGCACACATCAAGAGAATTGCAGACGCATACCCTGATGATGAGAAGGAAGCTCGTGTATTTGGTAAGTTTGGACACCTGATAGGCAGAGTCCACAGAGATTTTACTCCGAAGATTCATGTCATAGAGCCGTTCCCACTTGATGAGAGAAAGTGGACTACTTACATGGCATTAGATCCACACCCGCATACTGCTGACCATGTTTTGTATTTATCAGTAAACTCTCGCGGACAGAAGGTTTTGACTGGTGAGGTTATTAGTGAAGGTGGTTGTAAGATCTTGTATGAACGTGTGAAGGCTTTTGAAGCTGCAATGCACTATCGGATTGAAGATAGAATTATCGACCCATCAGCATACAATGACGATCAACACCAAACAGAGAATAGTGTTGGCGACCAACTACGCACGTTGGGATGGACACGATTGATTAGAGGATCTAAAGAATTGATGGCTGGGATTAAAAGAACAAATGACGCTTTTGTTTACCAACTCAACGAAGGAAAGCTTGTTATCCCACCTGAAATGTACATATTTAGCTCTCTAACGGTTACGATTAAGCAACTGAATGAATATGTCTGGCAAGAGTACAAGGGGGCCTCTAAGGACGACAAGAAGGCAAGTTCTAGGCCAAGAGACAAGGACGACCACCAACCAGAGAATTTACACAGGTTATTGTTGCATGAGCCTACATTTACGCCATACGATGATAATTCAAGTTCTAGCTTAGGTAATTACCAGGATGAGTTGAGCAATCTTGACCCATACCGTAGAAAATAACTAGACAAGCGATTAAAAAAAAGTTATTGTAAGAATGTTTTATAACCCTCGACTATGAAACCAAAGAGAAATGATACCTGTCCTTGCGGTAGTGGTAAGAAATATAAACATTGCTGTCTCAAGGAAGACGAGAAGAGAGCTGCTGATATGATTGAAGATGATAAAGACGTTAAGAAATACAAATTACGTTCCTTAATTGGGGCGAGTTCTTTCATTTTAAATCCAGCGTTTGAGGTTGAGGTAATAGCACAGACGACCTACAAGGGATCTAGTATTAATGTTTTCCATTACGCTTCGATGTTTCAGTATATTTTCGAGTTTAATGGTGATATATACCAAGACCACTTCTTCTATAAGCCAAAGATCAGAAAAAGATTCTTGGCTTTCTTTGGGTTTCCGATGTATACTGACGAAGAAATGGCCTATGGTGAACAAGTGATGTTAAGTGCAGCTATGGATTCCATTGACGCACTTCTTACACCTGTTCCATACAAAACTCCAGCTAATGTAAAAGTTCCGACAAACAAGTAAGCTTCCAGCTAGTGATGAATTAAAGGTATATAAATCACTCTTTTAAAATGGCAAAAAGCAATTCTCCATACCAGGTACTGAAGGTTCCCTATGAAGATATAGATAGGGAAATTGTCGAAGGCGAAGAAGTTGTTTTGGATACAGTTGATGCTGAATTACAACAGAAGATAATCGCTCAGGTTAATGAGGAATACAATGTGTCTTTCAAGTTCAATGAGGCTAAGAGAGCAACGAACCTAGCAAGACTACAACTTTACAACAACCAACGCAGAGATTTAGAGGCTGTTGGCGATCCGTTAATGTTTACTGTGTTCAATACAATCCATGCTTCTCTATGGGATGATAAGCTTATGGCTTCATGGGAAGGTAGAGGCGGTGAGAGCGATGAGGACGTAGAAGAGAATCTGAATGCTTTATCTGAATTCGATTATGATGTGATGGAGAAAAGCGAGCTCGATTACTTTTGGAATTGGGATGCAGAGTTTTTCGGTAGAGGTATGTTGCTTATGATGGACTTTGATAGAAAGACCACTATGGCACCTGTTCCTGAACTTATTGATGCAGCTTCGTTTATTAGAGATCCGAACGCTAAAACCGTGAATGGATACGCTCAGAAGGGCAAAGGAGCTATGAGATTTGGTGGGATGGAGATTGGAGCAACTTACTACGAATTAAAAAACTCTCCAGGTTACTTCAACATAACTTCTCTTCGAAAGGATAAGGAAGTTAAGAATCTGCTCAAAGAGGTTAGAGATGCTAGAAGTGCGGCTCAAGGAACTTCACGTTTTGAAGAAGATCAGGAATCGCTAGGTAAGTTTAATAATTACGAATTCACTTTACTTGATTGGTTCACAACGATTAAGGGAGAAAAGTATTTAGTCACGCTTGGAAACAGTCGATCAGTAATTGTGAGGCTTGTTAAACTCAAGTATGGGAACAAGTGGCCTATCATAGACAGACCGTTCTATCCTATGTCGCATGATTGGGATGGAGTATCAATACCAGACATTACAGAGGATAAGCAACGTGCAAAGGCAATCTTGCTCAACTTAGGGCTTAACTCGGCTAAGGTGGAAGGTATGAAGCAATTCTTGTTTGATAAGGACAGAATTAAGAATGTAAACGACTTAAACTTTAAAACGAATAAATTTATAGGTGTGAAGGGAAGAGTTGATAATGCGATAACTCCTCTTCAAACTTCGACTGTGCATCAGTACGTTAATATTATTATGGACATGCTCGATACGTCTGCACAGAGAGCAACTGCAACTCCTGAAATACAACAGGGTGTGCCTTCCGATCAACAGAGAACTCTTGGAGAACTTAACCTTGTTTCTTCTAAGGTCGATACAAGATACTCAATGAGTGCTAAGGTCTTCGGATGGAGTGAAAAAGCGTTCTGGAGACAATGGTACAAGCAATACAAAATGCACTTCAAGGATGGGATTGATGAGAAGGTAGTTCGTATTCAAGGTCCACTAGCTCCGATATGGAGGCCGCTACTACGCGACAATATCATAGCTGAGAAAGATCCTGATGTAAGAATAGAGTCTAAGGTAATATCAGAAGCGAAACGTCTTAGGGATCAACAGTCGTTCAATGCGTTTGCTACAATAGCAATACAGAACCCAGAGAATAACAGAAGGTATATCGAGAAGAAACTGGCTAAACTCAATGGAGCTAGTAAAGAAGAAATAGATTTAATGTTCCCGCCAACTATTGACGAGATGCAAGCAGAGGATGAGAATGTTTTATTGAATGCTGAGAAGTTGCCGAAGATAGGGATTGACGACGATCACCAGGTTCATATCTCTATCCATGCTAAAGCTAATCAGAACCCTCAGTCTATGGCTCACATTAGAGGACACAAGAAATTGATGATCGTAAAGCGTAATAAGCCTGAATTATTCCAGCCACCGCAAGAGCAACCAGGTCAACAACCGCAACCAGGACAGCAGCCTCAAGGACCTAAACCACCTGCTACACCCTCACCTACCACTCCAACGAATTAAATATGCCACTAGAAAAACATAATTTAGAAGACATAGGAAAAGTTCTGATTGAAGGAGCTGAAAGTGAATTCTGGGAATTGATGAAAGAAGGGATTGATGATGAGTTAGAAAGATTGGAGAGAGTGTTTACAGAAAGCTTAGCAGAATTCAAGGATTTCCCTGCAAGTGAGTGTAAGCTCAAGGTACTCGCATACCTAGCAGAGAAAGAACACATGAAAGGATTGAAGGATATGCCAACAGATGTAATCCAGATGTTAAGTCCATCTGTAAAGAATGAAGAGAATGTTGATGTATACCGTAGTCAAAAAGACTTTCTTCCCAAAGAAGACTTATTATAGTATTATAAATATAGATTTTATTTCCGCCCGGACGATGTACTTCTCGCTATATAGTACAGATCCGCGTATAACCCCCCAAATATGGCAGACGAAGATACCGTTGTTGACGAGAAAGTCGTTGACGATGAGGGTGTAGACCAGCCAAAAGAGGTCGATCCAGATAAGGAACTTGAATCAGAAGGTGCTGATAAGGAGACAGAAGATACCGATACAGGTGAGGATACCGATATTGAACCTGATGATATTCCTGTTCGTAGTAGTGCTCAGCACATTATCGCTAGGAAGAATCGACAGATCGAAAAGCTCAAGTCAAAGACTGAAAAGGTTGGGCCTGTAGATGTCGAGCTGGGTGACGATGATGATTTAACTCCTGAGGCTCAGAAAGCAATGGATAAAAGAATCAACGCAAGAATAAGTCCATTGATAGATACGATAGTCGGTGAGGCTGATAGTAAGGAACTTGATAAATTATTCTCAGAGAATCCTGAAGCGAAGAAATACGAAAAGAGAATAAAGGCATACATGAAGCATGATGCCTACAAAGCAGTTCCACCATCAGCAATCTACCATCACTTAGCGTTTGAGGCGGCAGCCAACGCAGGAGCTAAGAAAAAAGCTGTTGCAGACAAGGAAGCCGAACAACTAGGTGGAGCAGGTTCATCCCACAGATCTAAAGGTGGAGGTAGTAAAGCTAATCCTTCGGTACAAGAGATAGAAAATATGTCCGAAGAAGAGTTCAATGCTTATACCAATGAGGTCAAAGGAATAAGGTAATTCTCAACTGTATATATTGATTTCCGTTATTGATACCCGTTACTGAAATTATCAATAATCAATATTTACATGGCAACAGTAGATACAACAACAGTTCCACAAGGAGTAAATTACTTCTATGTGAGAACAATGCTAAAAGCAGCACGTCCGTTGCTTTTACACACACAGTTCGCTCAAGTTAAAGATATTCCAGAAGGCAACGGTGCCTTGATTCGATTCAGACGTTATTCGTTACTTGCTGTTAATACAGTAGCTTTGACGCAAGGTGTTACTCCTACGGGTAAATCTGTAACTGTCACAAACGTGAACGCTACAGTTTTACAATATGGTGATTACATCACTCATACAGACTTCTTGTCTATGACTACTCTTGATCCGATTGCAACTGAGTTTGCAGAATTGTTAGGTCAACAGGCTGGAAATAGTTTAGATCAGCTCGCTCGTGACGTTATGGCTGCTGGTACGACTATTCAATATGCTTCTACTTCTACTGCTAGGGATGAGGTTTCTGCTTCTATGAAAATTAATAGAGATGAGATTAAGGAAGCTGTTAGAACATTGAAGGGTAACAATGCTGCTAAATTGACAAGCATGGTAAACCCATCAACAGGATTCAATACTTCTCCTATTCGACAGGCTTATGTCGGAATCTGTTCAGAAGACACAGAGTACGATCTTAAAGATGATCCTGATTGGGTTCCTGTAGAACAATACTCTTCTCAGAAAGGTATTATGGAAGGAGAGATTGGAAAATTGGATGAAGTAAGATTCATCTCTACTACAAACGCTAAAGTGTTCAGTACATCAGGTGCGGGCTCTATAGACGTTCACGGTACTCTTATCCTTGCTGCTGATTATTATGGAATCTCAAGAATAGCTGGAAACGCGCTAGAAAACATCATAACTCCTCTTGGTTCTGCTGGGTCTGCTGATCCGCTAAAACAAAGAGCGACTCAAGGATGGAAGGCTTCGTTTGTAGCAATGAGATTGAATGAGAACTTCTGTGTAAGACTAGAGCACGCTGTTAGTGCATAATTATTAACATAATTAACCAAATACATTTATGGAAAATGTTAAAGAAGAGGGCATCGAGCCTTCAGAAGACCAACCGGTTTCAGATGTTGAATCTGAGCCAGACAAGCTTGAGTCTTCAAAAGAGGATACCCCTGAGGTAGAAACTCCTAAGGAAGCTCCTAAGAAGCCTGGCCGACCTGCGGCTAAGAAGCCTGTAGTAGCTCCTGAAGCTTCTACTGAGCCAGAAGCACCACGTTTAGAGCCTACTGTGACTGATGATGCAAAGCTGGAGACTGAGGAAGAAGACTATCTCCGCCAGTATCAGTACAGGAAGAATACTAAACCTGGATCTAAGGGATCTGATCCTCAGCCTGGAAGTAGAGCTGCTATTATGAAAGCGAAACTCTTGAAGCAGGAAAAGGTTAGAATCATGGTCTTCAGGCCAAAAGGTGAAAGTAGGGATATGTTTCATACTGTTAATCTGAATGGGTATAGGCTCGATTTCCCAAAGCAACAGTATCTCACATTGCCTCAGCAAATTACTGACACTATCGAAGAGTCACAAGCTTCTACAGATGAGGCTCTAGAAAGACAGTTAATTACTGGCAATGAAGACAAGGAGGCAAAATTACAGATGTAGTACAGATATTGTTATATTTTTCTAAACTAAATTTACGATGGCTATAACATCAAATATTACCAACCCGGGCAACGTCCTAAGGATAGCGACAGGCGACTATCTTGATACAGGTACAGTTGCAGCGTTCGATCTTGATATTGGTTTCGTTCCTCGGTATGTCAAAGTATTTAACGAAACAAGTGGAGATTGTATCGAGTGGGATGACAGTATGGCTGATGCTGAAGGATTCAAAGCTGTTGCTGCTGGTACTCAGGCTTTGGTCACTTCAAACGGTATTACTCCGTCTGCTGATAGTGATGACTTCAAAGGATTCACAATTGGTCTTGATACAGACATTGTCGTTACAAGTGAGCAATTAAGCTGGATCGCTATTGGGTAGTTACTGATCGCCAATTATTTACGTTCGGTAAGCGTGTAGCGATACGCTTCTAGCCGAAAGTAACAAGAAAATTATGAATTTTCAAAAAAGAATTGCGGAACTGGTACGTCTTGGAGTTAAAGACGATGTGATCCGTGCAAATCTGTTAACGAGTGGAGAAGTATTCTTACTTCTCGAAGATTCTGATACTGACTTCAATAAGATCCAACAAAGGTTTGGTCTAAAGAATGTATTTACAACGGTTGCGACTGTTAATGGGGCTGTTGTAACAAACAGAAACGATATAGTATTGTGTTCTGCTGTAAGCGAACATTCTACTGCTATGGTTACTGTATCAAAGAATCGTGTGCATTGGCACGGACTTGATGGAGGCAGAAGAATAAGTTCTCAGGGAACTAAGTTCGCTACTCCTGCAACTGACGTTGCCGCTAGTGTCGCTGTTATTACGAACACAGGAACACGAAACACCTACACCAATATTAAATTTATCCAACAGGGTACTAACGTAGCTCAAACAAGTGGATTTATTGAAACAGGTGAAGGAACGTATTGTGAGCATTGTGAGTTTGAAGTTAATTCAATCCTCACGACTGCTACTCAAGGTTTGTTATTTAAAGGTGATACTTGTACTTATAGAGAATGTCAATTTGGTAATTCAACCGTATATCATACGGCTGCAAACCAAGCTCCTCTTGTTATCCAAACTCCTGCAAGGTATTCGTACTTTATTGATTGTACGATGATAAACTATTCGGATAAGACAACTGCATCTTGTATAGATGCACCTGATACGGATAGTGTCATCGGATGGATAATGTTCAAGAATTGTTCATTAATTTGTGCAAATCTTGGAAATGGTGCAACTGCTGGTGCGACACTCGCGGAAGCCGTTACAAACGCTGGTACATCAGGGTATTTGTTATTCGATAACAGATGTACTTGTTATGGTTGTGGTAAGTTTGCGGAAGCCGTTGCTTATACCATCAACGCTGCTCCTGCTGGAGCTGCTACTGCTGGTGGTGGTGAGGGTGTCCCTGGTGCGTAAGACTGATATTGTAATATTTTCTTAATCGTCAATCATGGCTAAAGAAAAAGCTCCTGAAAAGGAGGAAACAAAAGGGTTACTTATAGGAAAATTCGAGTCTGGAAAAGTAAAAGTTACTACTCCAGATGGTGAAGTTTACAGCCTTGAAACGCTGCCGAACACTTGGGTAACACTATTGCCAAAGGAATATCAAGATGAAGCGAGAGGATAGATATTTCTAGTGTGGGGCTTTTATAAGCCTCACCTAGAGAAATTTAATTTATAACCCTGAAAACATGGGATCATCACAAATTGGAATGACTAAGGAGTTACAGGCTGGTCATAGAGCAGGATTCGTTTATGATGTAGCACAAAGAGGGCTCGATGCTTCTTTTTGGAAGACTATTGCCGCTACAGCTTCAATAGCTTCAAGTAAGCTACGATTAAATGGTGGAGGTAATGTTGCGTCTTACACGCAATTCAAGTACGGGATATTTCAGTTCTTGGTAAATGTACCAACTACTCCATCAGTAGGGGAAGCTAAGAAATGGGGTTTAGCGTTGCCAGGTACACCTACAAGAGGTTCTGCTTACTTTGAGATAGTAGGGGCGGTATTTAATGCCGTGTCGTATGATGATGATGGAAACGCTCAAACAACAGCTATCACATGGGATAGTTGGGAAACTGCTGAAACATTGTTTGAGATTGAATGGGAGAAGGATTATGTGATATTTAAAGTAGCTGGAACTGTCGTTGCCTCACATCAAACAAGAGTGGGAAAAATGCCAGTACCAATTTACATATTAAATTCGGATGCGGATAATACCGACTTCGGATCATTTATTATTAAAGAAACAGCATCTTATGTCTAAATTTAAAAAAACATTACTAGGACTGTTATTGTCATGGTTATTGTTATTTAGTTCTGTTGCATACGCTGGGCCTACATCACCAGGTTCGGGAAGTCCGACTACTCCAGGGGCTTTGTGTTTAGCTGATGCTGACACATGGGCTTTATGCGAGAGTACGTTTACATTTGGTGATACGTCTAATCCTATTGCGGATGGTGAATTCACATTATTAACGGTTGGAACTCTTACAACGGGAGGGATTGTGATGACGGGTGATTTAGACATGGACGGTTACAATATAATCATGGACACAGACGGTGATTCAAGTTTTGTAAACGATCGAGGTGGAGTTGTCAATGACGATGAAATTGGCATAATTCTTAATGGTGGACTCGATTTCTTGCTCG